TTGGGACACATCTACATACTCAAGAGAGTGTTGTGATGGTTCTATACACGCACAAGGTGTAGGAAGTGTATACCTTACTGATGAAGAATGAAACTAACCGAGAATTTAAGCCTTGCAGAAGTAACGAAGTCTGCAACTGCGATAAGAATGAGCATTGCGAATACGCCAAGTGCTACGCATCTGATAGCATTGAAGGAGGTATCAAAGAATATCTTTCAACCTTGCAGAGAACACTTCGGAAAACCGTTAGCGGTTACTTCTGGGTATCGGTCAGAGGCGTTAAACGAGGCTATAAATGGCTCAAAGAACTCTCAACATTCTAAAGGAGAGGCTCTTGATTTAGATGCTGACGTGTTTGGAGGATTCAGCAATGCTGAACTGTTCAACTACATTAAAGACCATTTAGATTTTGACCAACTTATTTGGGAATTTGGAAATAACAACAACCCTGCTTGGGTACATTGCAGCTATAAGACACAAGGCAACCGAAATGAAGTCTTAATAGCTATTAAAACGAATGGTAAAACAACATACAGAAAAATATAATGGATGCCACAGACCTAAAAGTATTACTATTAAATGCCTCTACAATGGCAATATCATTCTCAACTCTTGAAGCCGCTTTGAAGATAGCTTTATTAATAGCCTCAATAGGCTACACTATTCAAAGATGGTATTTAATAAATAAGAAGAATGACTGACTTTGACAACGACTTTCAAGATTTTATAGATGAGCTTGGAAGCAAAGAACAACCAACTTGTAACATTGATAACCCAGACTGTGAAGCCTGTGGTAGCTAACTATGAACCCACTACTTAATAAAATACTCGGTAAAGGCGCTCAGGAGACGATTAAAGCCGTTTCTGATGTTGTGGATAGGTACACATCCACTCCAGAGGAGAAAGCCGCTATAAAGGCTTCTATTGAGCAGGAGATAAGTAAGAGGTGGAATAGTGATATGACCTCTGACTCTTGGTTATCTAAGAATGTTAGACCTTTAACCTTGATTGTAGTAATAAGCTTCTTGGTCTTTATGACCTTCTTTGATGGTTTAGGGTGGGTAGATGTTAATGAATCTTGGATTAGCCTATGGAATATGTTAAGCATAACGGTAGTAGGTGGATACTTTGCGGTACGCACTCTTGACAAGAGAGGTAATGTAAAGTAATTAATAGTTATTCACAATACTTGACTTTCTCTTTTTTTTCCTTTAACTTTGCTTATATAAATATATATAGAGATATATAGATTAGGAGGCTTACAAGCCTCTACACTTATATAAAGATATATATATAAATATATAGACCTACAGGTCTAATTACTAATCTCTTAAAAGATATATATCTATTAAGGGGTTTTTTTATGTCTTAATGTTTTGGTATTAGTTTTTTTTCTACATTAGCAGAAACTAAAACATCTGTTATGTCCATTAAAGACCAATACTTAGACCTATGCGAAGCAAGAGTAGAAGCTCTTGTAAAAGAGAATGAACTTCTAATGAAGTTTATATCAAGAGATTATTCCTTGAAGGGAATATCCGAAGAAACCGTTAATGCATTATTCCAATCTTTTAAGGCTAATGAAAATACCACCAAGAGTTAAAGTCTCTGAATACCCAGATGAATATGAAATCAACGACACTACATTACGAGACCACTTCTACCTCCACTTCGGGTTCTACGATGACAGGAACTTCTCACAAGGATTCGGTACAAGACACTCCAAATACTATACAACTCCCCAAAACCCCAAACTACTATAAGGGTAAGTATAAGGGCATTGAAGCCTTTGATGTGGTAATGGACTTCCAAGAGGACAACTACAACATAGGGGTAGCTATAGCGTACCTGTTACGAGCAGGAAAGAAAGAGGGTAACCCTATTGCTCAAGAGCTGAGTAAAGCAATACACCATCTACAAAAGGAATTAGAATATGAACTTAACCATAGACCTACATTTACCCAAGACGATAAGTCTTAATGCGTTATACGCAGGTAAGCATTGGACATTTAGAAAAAAAACAAAAGATGAATATAAAAAAATCGTTGAAAAGGAGTTGGCTAATTATGACCACAATACTTACAGATATATGTCTATCCATATTCGGTACAATAGCCGCCTTGATGTGGACAACAATGTACTTGTTTCAAAATTTGTTGCTGATACTCTCGTTGCTAACAGGTGGATTCTGGACGATAGCACTAAATACTACAAGTCTTTGCGTATCGTTTTTGACGAGACTGTTGAAAAGAATTATTGTGAAGTTAAGATTGACTTAAAAGAATTAATGGATTAATTATTTTTTACTAACTTTGAATTATTAACTAAAATAAACAAGATGACTAAAACATCAAAAGTCGTAAACATCAAGAGCGCAGGTGCGCCTTACGAAAGTCAGTACGGAACTCTTTATGGGTTCTACATCTCCTTTGAAAACGGAGACAACGGAAAGTACAATTCTAAAACTGAGGATTGTGTAAAGTTTGTAATGGGTGAAGAAGCTACCTACGAGTATATTCCAAGAGAATATCAAGGTAAGACTTACTACACAGTAAAAGCAGTAAATGCACAATTTGCAACAGGTGCTACCACAAGCACTCCAACCTCTACAAGTGTGTCTATGAACACTAATGAGGCAATCATTCGTCAGACGGCTTTAAAAGCATCTGCTGAGTTAGGAGGTACACCTTCACAGGTTATAGCAAATGCTCAAATGTTCGCTGATTGGGTAATGAAAACAGATTCAGCCCAATCTCAAGTTACTCATCAGCAGCATTTAGCAGGTAGAGAGCAACCTCAACAAGTATCTCCACCTATTGGTGACGATGGTCTACCATTTTAATCTATATTAGGGGGGGCATTAGCCCTCCCTTTTTTTTATACCAAAATACCTATGAGCTTAATTAGTTTTGCAGACCTGCAAACCAAGATGGATGACATCCGTTGCGGACGAGTAAAAGAAGGAGAGACCTTCGGACAATGGAATTTAGATGACCACTTCAGATTTAAGTCTGGTAACTTCAATGTAATATTAGGACACGCAAATGTTGGTAAGACATCTGTAATCTTATATCTAATGATGTTACAGAGCTTAAAAAATAACAAGAGGTGGTTAGTCTTTAGTTCTGAAAACACCCCTCACTCACTTGTAAAGAAGTTATCTGAGTTCTACTTGGGTAAGGTTCTAAATAGTGTAGATGAGATGGAGATGCAACTTGCTTTAAGTTGGATACAACAACACTTTATACTTATTGATAGCGATAGAAAGCTATACACCTATAGAGACTTGTTAGAGGAGGCTACAGACATCTATTCTGAAGACCCTTTTGATGGTTTCTTAATTGACCCCTATAATAGTTTAACGAAGGACAAAGAGATGTTCTCTACTCTTGGTGGTCACGAGTATGATTATGAGGCTGCAAGTAGTCTTAGACAATGGGCTAAACAAAGAGATGTAACCATCTGGTTAAATACCCACGCAGTAACACAAGCCTTAAGAATGAAACACGCAGCAGGACACGAGTATGCAGGGCATCCTATACCCCCAAGTAGTGCAGACATTGAAGGCGGTGGTAAGTTTGTAAATAGGGCTGATGACTTTATGGTTATCCATAGATATATCCAACACCCTACAGAATGGATGTACAACCACATACACATCAAGAAGGTCAAAGAGGTGGAGACAGGTGGAAGACCTACAAGTATAGACGAGCCAATACGCTTTAGGAGTCTGCCTAATAATGTAGGCTTTGAGATACACGGAGAAAACCTTGTTAATAAAAAAGAACAAAAGCAAAGTAACTTGCCTTTCTAACCCCTATATTTAAGTATGAATCAGTCAGTTAGTATCATATACATAGAGAACAAGGCGCAGTTATTGATGCAGATAGCTCAAGAGGTTAAGGATACAGATATAAATATGTTCCTTGACCTCGTAAGCATCTATACTGCTATGTGCAGCTCTACTGAATTAGTTAAAGAGGTACAAGATGTTATCTATGACCAAGAGCAAAGGCTATTGGAAATGACTGAGGATATTAATAAATTAACAGAAATGCTATGAACTTTGCTATAGACATTGCTCCCCTTGCAGGGCTTCTGGTAGGTGTAAACTATTGGGACTCTGAAATGAATGACGATTACGAAAACCCTAAGTACCACTCTCTACAGTTGTGCTTCGGGATTTTTGCTTTAGTATTGACTTGGCAAACGGAATCTGAATGACAGTATTAGACCTACTTGCTTCCTACCATAAGGAATGGCTAAAGATGGCAAGGAGCTTTGGCGCAGCAGACTTTTCTGAGGACATCGTACAGAATATGTACATACGCCTCAATAAGTATGTAGAAGACCCTCAGAGGATTATGTACAAGGGACAACCTAACAAGCTCTTTGTATGGGTTACTCTTCGCAATATGGTAAGGCAGTTCCAGAAGAAAAAAGAACTTATAGTCTACTCTGGAGATATGGTTGAATACGACCACGCAGAACAGGAGTTTGATATGGTTGAGGCTCAAGGCTTTGAGAAACTTATAGATAAGGTTTGGCAAAGTATGGAAGGATTGCATTGGTATGACAAGAAGATGTTTCAGGTGTACCACACCACAGGAATGTCTATGAGAGATATAGAAAAAGAAACAGGCATCAGCCTATACTCAATTTTTGATACATTAAAGAAATCTAAAGAATATGTCCGCAAAGAAATCAACGAAGACTACGAAGACTACTCAAACGGAGAAGCCGACCTCATCTAAAGGTCTTGGTGACACTATAGAGAAAATCACTAAAGCAACAGGAATTAAGAAGATAGTAGACACCTTTGCAGATATCACAGGCATAGACTGCGGTTGTGATGCTCGTAAGGAAAAACTTAATCAATTGTTCCCAAAGAAGACTCAACCTCTTTGTCTTGTAAAAGATGAGTACAATACCCTCAAGGTATTCTTTCATCAATTCAATGGTAATGAGATAAAGACCATATACCACGAACCACTAAGCAGAATCCACGCAAGGGTATTTCAGCACAAGTATTACATTCCTTGTACCTGTAGCCCTAAAGAATGGAAGAGAAACATAGATGAGTTAAATACGGTCTATGGACAATACGAAGATAAGTAGGCTTTTAATGGCTTGGCTCTATACACAGGGTCACGAGGTTGAAGAGTTCATAGAAGGTTCTGGAGTGGCTACCAAGTTTGGGGTATCTCACTATAGGTTTGACATAGATGGTAACTTCGGTGGATACCGTACAGACTACCATCAAGGTAAGTTCTCCTTTTA